CGCTTCCTTTGCGGCTTGCCTGTACTTTTGCATCTGCTTTGGCATTGCGCCCTTTGCTTCTGCCGCTTGAATGTGACCGACATAGTGTTTCATCGCCGCTTCCAATGGCTTGATTGCGTCTGGAGTCAGTCCTCCTCTTGGAACATGGGCAATGACTGGCATTAATTTTTGTGTCATCGTGTCGAGGTGGACGATGTCGTTGTCGCGTGGCGATACAGGGATGTCTTGGCCTGCGATGATTGCCTGAAGTTCCAGCACCTGTTGGCGCGTGGCTTCAATAGCGATTGCCTCGACCTGATCTTTCGGAAGGATGACGCTATTGGCAGTTGTTTCTCCCAGCTTCCTACTCCAGTCCAGCTTGATAAGCTCGTCCTGATTGATGCTTGGATTTCCCATGTATCGTTGGATTAGTGAGTCAAGGATCACATTGTCTTGGGGCGTCGTGTCCTGAAGAAGCTGGCTCGCAGGTGAGTATGCCATCAAAAGGATGTCAGAAGGTGGAACATTCTTCTGGAGCATATCGTACACGCAGTTAATTGCGTCTTCGTCTAGGTGTTCAGGAACATCAAATGGAACCATAAACGGAGGCATTTCCATCAGGCTCTTATCAAATGCGTCTACAACTTCGCGCCTCGCCCAGACTGCGTTTGGCTCTTGGAGCTTTACGACATCCATCTTTTGTTTCAAATCCGCCGCCGCCTTGATGTGTTCAGGGTGACAGATTCCCTTCTGCATACGCTCTACGGCTTGAGAGAATTGGCGTGAAAAACGCGTGAGGATTCCTTCGCGCAGTTGGTTTTCAATGGCGGCAGTACGATTTACCTCAGATGCAGTCTTCTTTTGTCCAGTTTGATCAAGACCTGACGATGGCAAGAATGTTCCTACCTGAATCTCAGCCAGTCCAGTAATGAATTGATCCAGCTTGAGGAAATCATCAACATCCGCTGGCAATTGCTGTGGGATGACCTCGTATCCTTCGGAAATATAACCGACAGGGTGGAGAACGGAAAGCGGAGGCACTCCTACTTTTGCGTTTGGCCCCTTCTTCAAGAGTAGCAGTCCCTTGAGGTAGGTATTATCAACGACAAGGTTGCGAGCCTTCTCGACGGCAACATGGGTATTATACAAGTCCCTACCTGCTCCGCGAGATGACATCAGGTTTCCAGATCCAATCTCAACGCTGAATAGCGCGAGCGTCTCGCTCATCTTGTTGTATCGATCTACCTGCGTGCAGATTTCAAGACCGCTTTTGTCGTCAAACAAGTAACGGCTGATCTTGCCATGAGGCTCACGAATTAGGATCTCACCTAGCTCAACATACTTTGCGTCATTCTCGTATGATGCTCCGTATGATCCCTCTCGAATCCAATCCTCGTAACGGCGTGCGTCATCGTCTGCGTCAAGCGTCCTGCCAGCAGGGATTGCTTGGTTGATCGACTGGATCAAGTGATTGATATGCCAACCAGCGGCGGCAGAAAGTTCAGGATGTTCCAATACTGGGAGTAACTCTGCGATCTGATAGCGTCTTTTTCGCGCCCAGATTGGCGTCTGGTCAGTTTGTTGGGGAGTCTCAATGGAGAAGAAGGTGTAATCTTGGCGAAGGAATTCAGGCTTCCAGTCGCGCAAGTCATCCCAACACATTCCACAAAACCCAAAGGTCGTATTCTCATGGACGATTTGCGCCACAAGATCGTCAAATCCCTTCCATCCCCTGATGCATTTGGTGATCTCATCGCGGAATACTTTTGTTTTATTCTCGGCGTCGAGTGAGTCAATCGGATACTTGGCGTATGTCAGCGTAGCCGCGCTTTCAATGACCTGCTTAAAAGGAGGCTGGATTCGGCTGACCATTGTAGAAAGGAACCCTGTTGGGCGGTTACTCCTCCAATTCTGACCCATGCTTTCTAGCTTTTTAGCTTGGTAGGGAGGCTCATTGTTGAGCTTTTTCTGAATCAGTTGGTTCTTCCTGTTCCTCTCAACATTCTGTTGCTTCAACCTGCGATAAGCGGCGTGCGCTTGAGTGGCATCCTTGAATGTTCTCCTAACCTGAAGCGTGTCCTTGTTGACGACATCCAGATTTCCATTGTCAGGGTTGACTACATCCAAATCAAGAACGCGAGGCTTGTCGTGGACATCAACAACGCGAGCGGATTTTGTTCCGTAGTAATCGGTAATTTTAGGAGGGAGCGGCTTTAGATTTGCCATAGTTATATATTGAGCCAGCAATCAGCAGGCAGGTTAGTTGATTTACTGAAATTATCCTTATCGATGAATACCGCCGTTCGATTGTCGTGACGCATGGATTTACAACCTCCAAGAACAGCAGTCGATTGGGTGTCTCGCCCTTGCCTAACGCTAGCGGTCAACCTTTCAGTAGTTGAAATGCATGAGCTACATCCACCGCGCCAGTTTACATTCTCAGGACAATTGCGGCAAATCTTTGCCCTCGCCTCCGCAAGTTCATCTGTAACCATGTTTACAGGGTTTTGGCTTTGCTGAATGTTTTTAGCCCATGTCTGGATGTCATTAAGTAATGCCATCGTATCAGTCTCAGGGTTGACTGAAGTAATAGCGACCATGTCAACGCCATGACAGAATGTAGGCCAGTTGGAGCAGATAAAGCTATTTACATCGCCCTCCACATCTCCACTAGGTAGATGATTTTCAGCGCGGTAGGTCTCAACATTCTTGATCAGGGTATCGTAGGTGACGCCGTTAATACGGACATCACCTTCAATATAATGCCAGCCAGAAGGCGGCAACATCCCTAAAATTGGTGTAGCCATTAGTTTGTGATATGTTATTTAGAAGCCAAGGGCAAGTAATAACTACTTGACGAATTCAAAGTGGCACTTGGGACAAATGCAGGTTTCTCTCTTTTTTTCATCCGCTTTCAATCCATTATCGACTGGTTCTTCAGGAGATCCGATCATTTCTGCCAGTTGTTCGTTGGTGAACGAAAGTAGCGAAACATCAAACTTGGCGTCATTTAGTTCATCAATTTCAACAGAAAGCATATCAAAACTCCATGTTGAGTTCAGTGCCAGTTGATTGTCAGCGATGATGTAGGCTCGCCTTTGGGTCTCTGTCAGGTGATCCAGCTTGATGCAGGGTACTGAATCCAGTCCCAGTTTCTTGGCGGCTAGTACGCGACCATGACCAGCGATGATGTCGCACTCATCCGTAATCAATACAGGGTTGGTAAATCCAAATTCCTTGATGCTGGCGGCGATCTGGCTTATCTGAATGTCGCTGTGAGCGCGGCTGTTGCGAGCGTAAGGGATTAGTTTTTTTATTGAGACCTGCTCAATGTGGGTTGGTGTTTTGATTTCCATATTATAGCCAGACATAAATTGGGGTGTATTCACCGACATACGCGCCTTCAATGTTGTAATAAAAGTACTCTAGGGCTTCTTCGTATTCCATGCCTTCAGAAACCATTTGATAGATTATCTTGCCAGCGTCATAGACTACCTTTCCATCAGTCGTTGATCCGATCACGCAGTCGTCAAATCCATCAGCAGTCAGTGCATCTTCGTTTAGCATTTCTGAATCCATCAATTCGCTTAATTTATTTGTTGTTGTCATAGAAGGTTAGAATTGATCACCCAGCGTTAAAAAGAAAAGATAAAAAGAAACCCCCCAAAGAAAATAGAAAAGAGAAAGTTGGGATCTGAAATCAGATCAGATTCACAGAGACGAAAAGCGTCTCTCACTACCACAGCCCAAGGATTAGCCTGCTCTCAAATCGGAGCGTAGTGAGGATGGAGTATGTGTCCTCCGAATTAAGCCGCATGGGTTGAATGCGGCTCCTGCCTTCGCCAGTGGCTCGACACAATCTCGATTTCCAGTGGTTACGATACCTACAATTGCTCTGTAGATTTATTACGATTATCCTTGCGCGAGATCATTGTCAACGGCATATTTTCATCGTTGCGATTCTCTTGCTCTGTAGATTCTCAACCGCCCTCTCGCCTTATGGGTTTAAGGCAGAGGGCAACAATTTGCGGTTGTGTGTTAATGCAAGCCCCTCACTCGTTGTCATGTGCGAGTGGGGGGCTTTTATTTGCTGGTGACTTGCTGGTTTTGAGTGTTTATCAGCCTTGGATGCCGTCAGCCGTCAAAATGTCGGTAAATGTCGATGTCGTGTACATATCGAAGGCGTCATGTATAGATAACCAAGTTTTATCGACATAATGGAACCAGTAGTACCACATTGGGTATCATCTGGAACAAATTTGGATAAATTGTACCCAATCAGGTATAATGCGGTGAATAATCAGGTCAATCTCCGCAAAGATTGGATTGGGCATAGATATTACCCCATGAGGGGAATCTTGTCGCTGATCGTAAACAATCGCAAAATGTAAACCATGCTTAACAAATAATCGTCTTATTTGTAAAGTGAGCTTCCCACTACATATTATCGATTTAGGTAGCACACACGCTACAATTACTCATTGTAGTGAGCATTTTTATTAAATGCGTATTTCAGCTTTAAGATCGTTGAGTTTTTTAAAAGTTGGCAACTTTACCCTACCCCCAGCATAGAACATCTTATCTATGGATTGATCCATCGTATCTGCAATCTCAATTGCTCTGGCTAGTTGCTCACGGAGTATCTCCACCTCGGCTTCTAGAAAATCATTTTCATCTTGTAGCATCTTAATTCCGTCCCTTGTTATTTTTGCTGACAAAGCATCCGTGCGTGGCGTAGGAGCGAGTTCTGATCGAAGGGTTGCGGAACTCTTTGACCTCCCCATGTATTCAAGCCAGTCTGCCGCAAGTTCTACCCTCATTTTGAGTCTTTCGTTCTCTTGCATCGCCTTGAGCTGGTTTTCAAGGGACACGGCAAGTTCTCGTTCTAGTTGCTCAGCAAATTCCACCCAAACAAAAGTCATACCTCCCTTGTCTACACTGGCTTCTTTTGTCCGTGGCGTGTCACTCATTTTTTTCGTGGTTAATGTATTCATGAAGCTCAATAAAAAACCAAAGCGAATAAAAAGAAAAGAAAAAAAATCGGAGGAGGTTCAGGTCGCTGATGTCCGATGCCGCCCCCCTAGTAAACTAGCGTTAGCCTCTCGACGCATCCCCTCAATGCCTCCTCCGATTATAAGCTCCCTCGAAGTCCTCTCGGCGTGTTCTTGGGGCAGTGGTTCACCAAAGATCCCCACGATTGAATACAAATCCTATGCACTTATCAATATCTGTCAAGGGTAAGTCAAATAATAAGTCAAGTAATTGTAAGCTCCCTATAATTGGCTACCCCTCATGGATGTTGACATTCCCCAAAGGTACAAAGAGTTTTCTAGATATTAAACTGCCGTGGCTGGGGTCGAACCAGCAAAAGTTTGCTTCAAAGGCAGATGAGTCTACCAATTCCTCCACACGGCAAAGTCTGTTGTGCTACCATTACACCAAAGGGTAATATGAAATTTTTTTACCGATTATATCACATTTTACAGAGTAAATACGATCCTATAATGGTGACCTGTGCCGAATATTCCATGTGGCGTTGGCCTCCATCTTGACCTGATCTGTCCTAAAGTGCCTGATCGTTCCATCGTTCAGAACGATAGTCCAGATGTCGTTGGCAAATGATCCGCTGTTCGCCACATAAATAGCCATGCCGTCTCCAAGTGCGGTCTTCACAGGAATTGGGTTTTTGAATTCGATCATGGCTTTATCTTCAGCTTTCTTTCCATCCGCTTCCACGCCTCTGCGGTCTTTTCGTAGCACGCCTTGCACTGGTGTCGCTTGCACTCGGAACCGCAGGCTGGGCATTTATGTTTATCTTTCATAGCTACTCAGACATATCAACGAATTCCATCTTGTCAACAAGGCTCTGCATCTCGCGACTCCTTGGAGCCTCGGCCTTCTTCTCAGTCATCGTAGCCACAGCACCACCGCGCTGGCGCATCAAGTAGACCAACATCGACAGGGAATCCAATGCATCAGGCGACTTGCTCCTAGTCCGCTTGCAATAGTCTCCCTTGCTCTCCACCCTGACAAGCCCCTTGCCCTTCTGCTTGTATCGCCTCGCTGTTGCTTGCCTGATCAGATCTTCGTTCCTGAACGATGGTGAAATCTTCAGGT